TTTTGATGAAGCACTATAAGCATTTGGTAAGGATTCTGATTTAATATATGGATTTACATTAAATGTTGTTGTTGGGGAATTGTATGAACCAAATTTATGATTTGGAGTTGCAACTCTAAAGGAAATAATCTTTTTATTTTGACTATCATATCCAACGACAGTTTCACCAACTGTAAATGCGGAAGATGCTCCATTATTTTGTAAAGAAGTGTCATTTGCAATCTCAATAAGTTTTGGAATAAAGTCTACCGAACTATTACCATCTAAAAATTGATAATACCTTGTATATGGTTTTAAGTTTGAAATAGAAAACTCAGTGTTTCTAGATCTCATGTATTCTTCTCGACGACTCTCCAATAAATTATTAACAGATGAAGTAGATCTGGATGTATTTGAAACATCAGAAACACTTTGTCTACTGGAGAGAGATTGAGTGGTATTTGAAGTTGCTTCAGTTTGTCCTCGCCTATCAAAATCAGCAACTCTTATATTTTGATTAACTGCTACATTTCTATTGTCAGTTTCTACTGCGCTTCTTTCAACTAAAACATAATCAGTAACAGAAATTACTTTATCGGGCAATTGTATTGTTCTTACCCAGTTATCTCTTTCTGGGAATAATTTTACTGATCCAATATATGTTACTACATGATATGGGTTTACATTTTCTACTTGAGGACTTCCATTAATTTCTGTTACTAATGGTTGCGATAACCATTTTTCAGAATCATATTTAAGAGTAACTGTTGATCCAGTTTTCTTTACATTAGAATCTAATAATTGATAATTTGTGGATAAATCTATGCTTTCATCAGTGATGTTTTCTGCAGGCGCAAGGTAGTTTTTTAAACTATTTCTTGAAATGATTGGTCTCATTTCTTGAGATTCTCTATCAACCTCAATCGAAGAAAAGAGTTTATTTATCCTTTCATCGTTTTTAAAATCATCCACAAAAAATCCAGTTTTAAATCTATTAAAACCTTGAGAATCTTGTACTTGTAGAGTTTGTGTACTTAGTTCTAAAAGTGATAATGAAGTTACTCGTTCAAGATTTTTGACTCTATTTTCAATTAGACCAATATCTCTCATAGTATATCTTCTATTATCTACAAGAGATAATACTGCATTTTTTACATTATACAAATATGGAGGTAGAGTAATTGTTGCCAACTCCATTAAGTCATCTATTTTTGAAGGAGATTTTGGACTTTGAGAAGATAATCCCTCTAAGTAAACAAAATTGCCATTTTTATTTAAATATATTTTATCAACTCTTCCCAAATAATAATCATATCCAACAATAGTGTTTTCATTTGGAGTTAAATTAAGTTTAATTGATGAACTAAAATTTCTATTTGAAAAATCGAAAGGTGAAGAAGTATTTGTAGTGAATATAGATACTTTTGGTCTAAAATCTAAAGTATCAGATGCTCTAACATTATTATTTCCAACTAAAGGAACATCTGAATTAAATTGTTCTTTATTATAACTTGCTACAGTATATACATCTCCATTATCATTTGGAGGCACGCTATAATAGTCAAATACTATCAAAAGTTTCTTTGAGGGTTCAGTTTCTCCTTTATTTCTAATTAATTTAGAGTAATCATAATATTGTTCTTTTTGCCCCTTATCTAAAATAAATTTATTAGTAATATCACTATAATTTCCAAAAGTTATAAAATCTATTTCTCCAGTAATATTTGATTCTTTAAAAGTTACAATTTCATTACTAACAAATCTATTAGAATTTAAATAAACAATGCTGACACTATTAGTTGACTTTGATACAACTCTAGCAACACAACCACTTTCTGATCCGATAATATTTTCGCCAACAATGGCATTTGTACCAATATTTAAAACAGAACTAAACGATAAACTGTCTAAAGTTGGGTTTGATGTATTTAAAGATTCGTATACTGCCAATACTCTAGAAACATCTGGATAATTGAGAGAAATTTCTTCATCTTGAACTCTCAATCCATAATATTGATTATACACTAAACCATCATTAATAGAAGTACTAATTCCACTTCCTGATTCGGGGTACTTTGAATAGATTACATTTAAAGTATTACTACGATTATATTGTTTTTGCTTACTTTGTACCCCATTTTTAATAAAGGTTGCATTAATTGATGATGTTGTTTTTCCAGAAGTAAGTTTTGATAATGTTACCTGATTATTTGATAAAGAAAACTGATCTGGTGTTAAAGATTGTGTAGTACCATCTGTATAATGAACTGAATAACGCTCTTCGTCAAAAGATGCAAATAATGCTGTTGATAATCCAGAAGGTAGTGAGAAATTAGATACTGAAAGAACTATTGGACTACTTGAAGATATAGCACTAGTAGATTGTGCGCTAAAAGTCAAAATAGAATCATTTAAATCTACTTGTGATATATTTGAATTGGGCAACTCAGCATATAAATATCCTTTATCTGAGTTTCTAATTTTTGGAATTCCGAGACTAAATGATAAGTTTGTTGCCACTCCAACAGCACCATCACAAATTCCACTAACTGTGGCAATTCCTGAAACAGTTATTGAATTTCCAGTAGAACTTATACTATCAACTCTATTAAAAGTTTCATCTGATCTGTTGGGAGATTGATATCTTATTATAGACCCAACCTTAATTGTATTAAAAAATTTCCCCGGAGAAGTTACTACTCCACCAGAGGTGATGTTAATAGTATCGGAAGCATTAAATCCAATTGGAATCTGCCTGTCTAATACAGAATCTCCAATAAAAGCAGTTGTAAATCCAGATGTTGATGTGGGTTGATATACTTGCTTAATGTCTTCACTATTATATGCAGTAATATTGGCAATAGATCTAGAGTATAATTCCAGACCATTAATAATAATTTGTTCGCCTTTGATAAAAGATCCAGATGTTTGCCTAACTTTAATTGTGCTACTAGATCCAGAATCAACTAAAAATCCATTAGCACCACTGCTTTTACCTTTAATAAAATAGGAAGTTGAAAATCCTACAGATGAAACTGGTGCATTTAATTCTAATAAAGTATATGTTTGTATGTCATAAAGATATAAATCCCAATTAGTAGTTGCTCCAGAATAAGCAGCATCGGTTAATCTAAAGTTATAAACTCTAGCATCTCCAATTTTAGTATTTGAAGATGGATTCCCAGAAGAACTTCTTCTTACGGAATGAAGTTCTATAGATTCATTTTGTTTTGGAGATCCAGTTATATTATTAATTCTCAATAAGTTTCCCATTTCAAAAGGAATATTTACATTTCCTTCGTTTTGAGTTTCTCTTGGTTTACTTACATCCAAAATAGTGGTTGCAACTTTTTCAATATCATAACCTTTTACATATGCTTTTCCTGGTGATAATTTTACACACATTAAATCATCAGATGGAGTATTTCCAGACTCAGTTTTTTGATTGTCAAAAAATAGTCCGTTATTTCCAAGTCTACTATTTAAAGAATTATGTAAAGAAATTTTAAATGGTTCTACGGAATAATTGCCGGATTCATCAAAAGTTCTTTGCGCTAAATAATCTCTTATTACAGAATACTGAGTTTTGGTATTAAATTTTTTAATCTCACCATTTTCAATTCTAAGTATTTCAATAAAGTCAGTATCGTTTTCTACACTATCAATGGTTTTTTTGGTGAGGGATAAACCTATTTTAAATCTATCTGCTCCAGGGGCAGCATAATTTGTAAATCCTTTTGAATTATCATAAAGAGAAGAATCCTCTTTAGCAGTTATAATTTCTTCAGATACTTTAAGTCCTACTCTATATGATGGTGTATTTGTATAATAGTCTAGAATAATAGTTTGCTTGGATACCCTTGCAAATGTACCTCTTACGAAATAAATTCCATCATCGATGGAAGCAGCAGATCCTGTAGAAGTGGCATCTGTAGGTATCAAAGATGCAAAAGGAGTTCCCGATGCGATTGTAGTGTTTCCATAAACAATACTTTCACCCGACACTAATGGTTCACCATCTTGAAATGGATTGATATTAAAATCATTGTCAGAATCAATATATTTTACATACAGTGTAACATAATCTAAGTTATTGATTGAACTTGGTATTTCAACCTTTTGAACAAATGCAGTGATTCCCGAAATTTGACCTTCTACTAATTTTCCTACATATTGTTCGATATATGCGGATATGTTAACTCCAAAAGAAGTGGAATTTAATTTGACAGCAAAGAAGTTAGGATCATAAGTAGTGCTTCCCGGAATTACTACTGATCCTTCTTTAAAAATATGACTACCAAATGACTCAATTTGGTTTTGTAAAATTGATTGGATATTATTTAATTCTCTTGCCTGTACTGGTCTTCCTGGATTAAAAAGAACTTTGTAGAAGTTCTTTTCAGAATCGAAGTCATCAAAATATGGACTTACATTTAGATTTGTCTTTTGTGCCATTTCTTAGAATTCCAGGATAATTTTAATGTCTTCTTTTTGCCTAATATTGCGAGAAACGAGAGGTCTATTATCAATATAAATTATATCTCCCGTCTTTTTATTTATCTCAGGATTTGATAGTCCATCTGTAAATGTAACTCCTAAATTTATAATTGAACCATTAACTGTTGTAGTAATTCCACTTAAAGATGAAATTTGAGTTCCATTAAACCCACTATTTTCACCAACAATAGTTCCTCCAGAATTGCTAAAATTGATACTAGCATTTCCATTTGTTGAAACTCCAACATAGTCAGTTTGATCGTGAGTTGATCCATAATACAAAGATCTATCTCTAAAGTATTTTAAGACTTTTGTATCAGAATCATACGATGCAACATACCCAACTGCTATTCTGGTACTAATCCCGACAGTAACGTTTTGGGTTATTTTTTCTCCAATTGTGGGGAGAATGTTATTTACCCCATCATCATTAAATTTAATGCTATAAAGACCTGAGAATTGGGAATCTGTAAAAGTTTCAATTCCTACAAATTTTGTTGGATTTTTTAATATACCAATCTGACAAAACTTGGTATTAATTGGAAAGTCTCTAGAAGAATCATCAAATCTACTATAAATCATTACCTTATCGGCACCCAGTTCCTTATATAAATCATATCCATGACCTTTAGAGGGTGGAATTATTGGAATAAGTTTTGCTGGATTTGAAATATTTCCAGATGGTTGAATAGATCCCAAGTCAACTATCCCATAAGTATATCCTGTACCACCTGTAACTACTGTAGTATTGATGATTTCTCCATTGGAATTTACCTCCACAGAAACTTCTCCACCAGTTCCATTTCCCAAAATAGGAACAGTATGAGATCCGAAAGAATAATCTTCTCCTGGATTATCAATATAAACAGTCTTTATTTGATTACCATTTACTTCAGAGTTTCCATTTTCTCTTACCGAAACAATTTGAGAATCAGTAGAAGTACTCCAATTATTGGGGAGAGTAATATATTCTGTAGAGTCAAACTTTACAATATCTCCGGGAGAAACGGTAAATAAGTATTTCCAAAAATATCCATCGCCACCAGTTCCTGCTACTGATGGTTCAAAAACAGTGTGTGTTGGTTCGTATAAAGACTGATTTCCTGTCGTATTAATCCCACTCGATCCATTTTTAGTGCAAATATAAACTTTATAGTCACTATTTAAAACATAATATTCAGAATCATATAATCTTGCTCTCTTTGCTACTGGACTGGGATTGTTAATACTGTAGTCATGCCTATACATATCATATTTCTTACCTCTTACCCAATCAACTCTTTTTACAACTCTTCTTATATTTGTTGATGTAATTTTTTTCCCAAAAAGAAGAGTATCTTCATACTGAGTTAAATAATCTAAATTATCTATAGGGTTTGGAACTACACCATTTGTTACTGGAGACCCCGCAGGAGTTGTTCCACCATCCCAATTTTCATTTCTACCAAATCCAGTATATCTGTTTGGGTTAGTTAAACCAACCCAAACATAATATGAATCATTATCTACCGATTCTATAAAATTAGTGGCATTCAGAATTCTAAATTGATCTGTTACAAGTGCAGACATTTATATTGCTGTTTTTTTATATTTATATGAGGTTATGTTACTTTATCCTTTTTAAGAGATCCATTACTTCTTAACCCATAACCTCTTCTTTGTATAATTGGATATGTTGAAAGACCTGCACTATATCCTTCGCTACTTATACCTATGCTGGATGTGTATCCGGTAACAGCAATTGATATTGGTGATGAAGATCTTGTAAATCCAGATAATCTACCCCAACTCATTCTTCCTACAGGATAGTTAAGAGTTCCGGTAGTTGCAATTCCAACAATAGAAGTATTTGATGCAATATTGCATGTTATAATCCCTGTCGTAGAATTGAATGCATGAATTTTATAGATATTATTTAAATATGATGTACTGATCGCAACAATATTGGAGTTTGAAGAATCAATGGATGTTACTCCACTACCAACACTAGTATTTGAAATGTAAACAGGATATCCAACTTGAAGATCTGGTGGTGATGGATTTAAAGTAAATTTGAGTGCTAAAGGTACTCCAATTCCTGTAGTTGTGGCAATTCCAACAACAGAAGAACTAGATCCTTCAATATCATTTACACCAGTTAAAATTTCATACTGTGTAGAAAAATCTGTAGTTGCTATTCCAACATTTGTGTTAGTAAACACAATAGCACCTATTGGAAAAGTACTTGGTGATTCATTTTCATAATCAAATAATGAAGCATCATCTACAAAGATTTGATTAGCAGAATTACTAAAGTCTCCAATGATGTTTGCAGTGGGATAAACTTGAGATTCAATAGAATCTCTAGACTTAGAAACAATATCACCATTAATTAATAAATCGACTTTTTGCTTAGTCCAATAAAGTGGTTTTTCATTAACGGAATCAATTCCTTGAGAAACATATAGATTAGTTTCAATTTTATCAGATCCAGCAATATCATAAACTACTCTCTTGTCTTGAGTAATTGTATTGTTGATATTAGTATTATTGCTGAAGACCTGAACAGTATCTCCCACTTTAATGGTTTCTACTATATCTTCTTGGGTACTATCTACACCTCTGGTTCCTCTATAGAAGAATATTGCAATATCATCTTCAGGTTTTGGGGGAACTGTAAATATGAATGATGTCCCACCATTAAACTGATAAGAACTTCCTGGTTCTTGTAAAATTCCATTTACAAAAATGAGGAGAACATTATTTAAATTTATTGACTGAGAATCAGGTAGATTTTCATCAACTTCGAAACTTAATAACTCAGAATTATAGAATAATGGGAATCTGGTTCTTATACCATCTTGATAATTTTTAATAGAGTCAATATAATCCAATTCACCAAACTGCCAAGAAGCAAAAGAGTCGGTAAATGCATCAAGAACAGTTAATTGAAATTCACTAATTGGAGATGCTAATCTTGTATCTGTTACCAGTCCTACTGGTTTAAATACATCACCTCTTCTAAATCCATATCCATTTCTTGTAATTTTAAAATCTGTCACTACAAAATAAGTAGATCCTATTCCAGTAGTGGAACTTGCACCGACTTCAACATTTAGGAGTAGTCCAGATCCAGTATCTGTAGTTGCACCTACACCTAAACGAGAAACACCAATCACTGGTAAATTTTCATAGGAAGGTGATGAAACGTTGATTGTTGGATTTGAGTAACCACTACCTCCTCCAACGATATTGAAGGATAGTGTTCCTCCAGCGCCTACAGTGGCAGTAATATTCGCCGCAGACCCAGTGTGACCTGATTCTGTGACTGCTATAGATACATTTCCCCTATATCCAGATCCAATAATATCTTGAGTGCCTAACCCTACAGATACTATAGATCCTCCAGAAACAACCGCAGTAACTGAAGCACCTACTAAAGGAGCATAACCCAAACCAGAAGTTGATCCCAATGAAACAATTATACCTCCACGAGGTAACTGATTCATATTAATATCATAATCAGAGGTATACTGTCCAATATCTGATCTAATGCCACTAAATGTAATCGTAGTTATTCCCGCTAATATATTCTCATTGATAATATAATTATTTGAAGAATTATTCAATGTAGTTGGTGATTGGAAAATACTGTTAATAAAAACAATTCCGTTTCCACCAGTAGTACCCAGTCCAACAGTGTTTATTCCTTGAGAAGTTAAAATAAAAGTTTGACCTATTCCTGTAAACTGTTCGGAAATATCATCATAAATTTGATTTGAAGTATAATCTTGCCTTAAGAACACTCTGCCAGAAAATGTTGCTCTTTCTCTTGGGAGAGCATTTTCATCAGGACCAATTAAATCTAATTGATTTCCTCTCGGTGGTTGAGTAAAATAAATTTTGTTTCCCGAAATATTATAAGATCCCCTATAAACCCTAGCAATAGAAGTGTCTGTATGTATACCTGCAGTAGATCCTACAAATCCCCTGGTAACCTCTACCAATGGGATATTGCCAGTAAAGGTAATTGGTCCAACATTTGTAGTTCCTAAACCAACATTATTGACACTAACATATTCATTATCTATTTTTAATAAGTCTGATGGATTAATAGAACTTATACCACTTAAGGCAAAAATAGTAGATGCTACACTAATCTGACCCCCATTATTTGATAATGTGTGAGTTACATAGGAATATGAGATAGGATACTGTACAAGATTATTAATCGTAATCAAAGACTTTTCATTCTTTTTAAACATCTCCAATTCATGAGCATTTCCAAGACCTATTGATGTAAATGTGACACCAATTCCCTGTTCAGCATATTCTTTCTTAGTGGCAATTTTAATCGTATCTTTTGTTTCTCTAATGGCATATACAACTTCCGGTAATAGTGTTGTAACTACCCCAACATAATTTTCTGTAGCACCAATTCCTATTGCAGATGTTCCAATGCCAATAAATGTTGATTTTGGTCTATAGATTAATTGCTCTCCAGTATTGAAGAAATGATTGGTAATTGTGCATATTCCAGTTGCAAAGTCCAATGAAGTTGATGGGTCAAAAGTCTTCATGAATATTTGACTCTCTTCATAATTTGTTTCAAAATCTAACTTATTTTTAAAAATAGAATTTGCCCCAAAATAGTTTGAATTTATTACAGATTGTCTGACTGGGGAATAATTTAAATTTGGAGGTATATTTGTAACATCTAAATCAGTATAAAAACACTCATTGAATGAAATTATTTCTATATTTCCGGAAATAGAAACATCTGGATAGAATTTAAGAGTGAAGTTATTCGAGTCAATACTTGCTCCAAAGGTTCCTATTCCACTAGTACTTCCAATTGATAAAAATGGATACTGTAATGTAGATACATTTGTACCATCATAAACTGTCATTACTTGATGTAAAGCAGTGGTTTTTCCTAAACCAACTCTCACAACAGATTTTACTGAAGTAAATAATGTCTTATCCAAAATAATTACACTAGTAGACCCAGAGGAAACTTTATTATAATTAGATTCAAAAACAACAGTTCTTTCATTACCATTTATTTGTCCTGGAAGTTTAAATCTATAAAAACCTCCACCCAACGCCGTTGTTCCAAATCCAACATTCTTAGATCTTACAATTATATTTTCAGACTCTGTATTTGTATAATTTAATGATAAGATTCCTCCAGATAAGGAAGCACCAAATGATCCTATAGCACGATAACTCTCACCTGCTGTACCATCAAAATAATATTCAGCAATATAAGTATCCGATCCATCATGGGATAAATAAATCTCAACATAGTTCATTATGGAACTATCAGTATTCAATATATGAATATTCGAATAAACTGATGAATATTTTGTTGAATCTAAATTAATAATGGACGTGGTTATTCCACTAGAAACAATTCTGTTTTGAGATATTAAATCTACACAATTTAAACTTTGAGTAGATCCGACCGCAGACTTACTAGTAAATGTATCTTGCAATATTTTAATATCAAAATTAGAATCAAAAGGATCTTCTGGCGCAAACCTTAGATAAAATATGCCTTCTTCATCTACATAACCTTCAATATTTGCCAAAAATAAATTTGGATTGAAAATTGTAGATCCATAACCTGTCGTACCTGTAGTAAATTCTCCTTTATACAATGTAAATATATCTTCACTATTATTAATAGTTACTATTTCACTAAATTGGGTTTCATCATTCAATATATTTTTTACTTGTAATAAAAATTTATTATATCCATTTGAAGAAACTATTGGAACAATGTTAGAAACATTTTCTCTTTCATCATCACTACTTGAAAATTGTGAACTAATATCATCAATTTTTAAAACTCTATTTGTCTTACACAAAACATAATCTGAAAGACGAATATTATTAAACTTTATAAACTTAGATTTATTGTCAATAGTATCTACATCAACTACAAGATCAAAATTATTAATAGTATCTACCCTATTATCTTCAACAAACATATTGATCAGAGATAATGTAGATTCTGTAGTTCCTATTCCAGATTGGACATTTTGCTCAAATTGAGTGTCTGCAAAATTTTTAGTTCCACTAGTGTGCAGTAGATTATTTACCGGAGTTACTATTTCTTCCCATGTTTTACTACTCTTCACTGTGTATGATAGATTTTGATAGTAATCATTATCTGGTGTTACTTGAGAGTTTTCGCTTAGTTTCCCAGTCTCATTCTCCCATCCAAAATTTTGAAGATTAAAATAATCAATGTTGTATGTTCCACTTGCACTCTTAACGATATCAATCTTTGCCTCACTAAATGATTGTAGACCTCTTATTCTTTCATTTGGGGAAAGTTTATAATTTCCAGAGACTCTTACAATGTTTTCATCACAATCAGTTACAACTAAATCTCTAGTTATAAAACCAAGTCCGTTGTTAGAAGACAAAGTTTCTCCTATTAAAAATGGTAAAAACTTTTGAGTAACTTCAAATTCTGGATAACTGTTATAATTTGTTATAGAAGCATAAGACTCTTGAATGGTTTTTGCTATACCAGGATTAGTAGTCAGTCCAGAAACACTAAATTCTAGTTTATCTGGATTAAATCCAAAATAGTTTGTTACTGTAAAAAATCTATATCCATAATCTGAAGAATTAAATCCATCACCAGATGAATCTGTCTTTTCAATTCCTTCTACAAATATTCTGTCACCAACTGCAAAGGGAGCAGAAGTGAATCCTGCTATGGGAGTGGTTAAAATGCAAGTGACTATGCCAGATGAAGAAGATTGAACACTTTGTATCGAAGTTGAATTGGAATTGTTGATTGCTCTGATTGTAACTGGTTTAATTGGGAGACCTTTGGGTTCTACTTCAATTTTTACTTCACCGATTGAAGATCCAGTTAAACTTGCCTTTAAAAATCCAGATTCAATTAATTCACCAGTGTCAGAGTCTACTAATATTAAATCTGGTGCTGAAGCATAATTTTGCCCACCATTTAAGATAGTTATAGAATCAATACTATTTGAAGAAGAAATATAAACTGATTGTGGAATATTTGCAGTTGGTCTTAAAGTTTTATCTGAAGCATATTCAAATCCCTCATTTACGATTCTACTTTGCGTAATCTTACCAATAGTTTCAGATGATGGAATAATAAATGCACCTTTACCATTTGTAGAATTGGATCCTGTAAAACGAGGAAGTGATTTGTAACCATATCCACCAGAAATAAGATTTACCTTATTAATTCCTCCAGTTGCTGTAGTGGAACTAGTGGTATATTCTAATACATCACAATCATTTTTCTGATAAGAAAGTTTTTCTGGAATATTCTTTAAAGAAACCGTAAAAGTAGTAGTTGCTATTCCAATTACATCATATCTCCCTTTATATTCACTATCTACAAATATTATTTCGGAATAATTGACAACATCAGAATCTGCAGTACCAATATAGCCAGACTTCTCTAGATTATAATAGAGTTTTTCTGGTACAGAATCGATGTAGTCTAGAGTTAATGAAGCATTGGTAGACACACCAACAGTACCAACTCCAGAAATAGAAAGGGATGTGGTAGTTGCAACAGAAACAAATTCTTTACTAAAATCTTTATCATAGTAAATTTTTAAGTTATAACCAGATAGTGAAGAATCTGATAAATCGAATGCAAGATTATTATTTTTAATTACTTCAATTTGAGGATTAATGAGTGAAATAACTTGATTTGATCCTCCAGTGAATCCAACTGAAACGGCATTTATTGGATACTCCGTTACATCTTTATATGTTTGACCTAGTTTAAATTTACTATCATCAACTTTATGAACAAAATATTCTCCATCATCCAATGGAATGAATTGACTTGTATTACTTAAATATAAAATTTTATCTCCACTTTTCAATCCATGATTTGTAATTTGGAAATAAC